CAGCTTGTTCACCCGCTCCAGGTTGTGGCGGAAGCGGGCGGCGAAGTTGGAGAGGGGGATGTTGGTGAGCGAGGTCTGGCGGCCTTCCGGATTGCTCACTGGACCGGTCAAACCCTTTTTGCTGCGCGAGAACTGCCCGAACTTGGCCTTGCCCACCACGGTCCAGCCCAGCGCCGTCAGCGCCAGGTCTTTCTTGTAGCCCTTCAACGTCTGGATGTTGGTCCAGGCGACATCGAGGAAATGCAGGATCGGCTTGGTGAAGTAGTAGCCGTGGAAGTGCTCGGCGCAGAAACCTCCGGCGTCCGGGTTGTCGGCGAAGATCGTTTCGATGTCTTCGTCCGAAAGCGTCTCCTTGCCGTTCTCGATCAGGGCGCGGGCGATGTGATGGGGGTAGTTGAGCTTGTCGTTGGCAACGACCCGCAGTCCCTTTTTCTTGTAGAAGTACCCGACGTTCGCGCCGCCGGAAAAAGCGTCCAAAACGGACTTCGCATCCCTGGGGGTATGCTTCCAGAGGAAGTCCAGGATGAAATACTTGTTCCCCATGAAGGGGGTCACGCGCACCGCATCGCCGTCCTTCGGCGCGGCCAGCGCCTCCAGCAGGTCCGGGTCGTGGTCCGCCGTCAGCGAGAGGAAGAACTCTTCGGCCTCATCCCATTCGCCGGTGACGCCCAGATCGGGATCGTCTTCCACTGCCTGGGCCGAGAGGCTTTCGCCCTCCACTTCCGCCGAGGAGCTGCTCCCCGGCGCGCAGATGAAGATGTGCTCCTTGGCCAGGCTGTTTTCCCCGTGGCCCGCCGAGATATGGTACTGGTGCTCGCGGGTCTTCATCCGGCTCGACTTGCCGTTGGCGGTCACGATCTTCTTGATCTCGGCCTCGGTCGGATAGGCCTTGTCGCGGTAGCTGATGATCCAGTGCGCGATGTGCTTCGCCGCCCCCAGAAACTCTTCGAAGAACGTGTGGGCGTTCGCCTTGGTCACCTCGGTCGGAATGGCGTAGGTGCGGCTTTTGGAGTCCTTCTGGATTTCCTTGCCTTCCCACCAGGTCATCAGCCCTTCGATGAAGTGGTAGGCCCGCTCGTAGTTGGTCTGGCTGAACTGGGTGGCGTAGGGCGGGTCGAAGTAGGCAATGTCCGCTTTCAGCGCACCGAGCAGCTTGCGCGTGTCGCCGTGGCCCGCCTTGCACTCCTTCTCGCCCTTGAACACCAGCGCGCTGATGCGCTTGGCGTTGGCGGTGAAGCGCGTTTTGAACTCGGCGGGCGAGTCGGCGTTCGAATAGCGCTTGGTGGTCCCGAAATGCCCGAAGCCGCCGTTGGCCGTGATGCAGGTCTTGCCCAGGGCGAACAGCGCGATGTCCTTCTTGAAGCCGGAGAGGGCGTCGATGTTGCTGCGCACGATGTCGATCAGCTTCAGGACGTCCGTCTCGAAGTAGACCCCGGCGAAGTGCTTGCGCACGAAGTCGCGGGCTTTGCCGTTGTCCGCCAGCAGCTTCTCGATCTCCTCGTCGGAGAGCGTGACGCAGTCGTTCTCGACGATGGCCTTGGCGATGTGGTGGCAATAAGCCAGCCGGTCGATGGACTGCACGGCCAGGCCCTTGGTCTTGTACATGTAGCCGACCACCGAGGAACCGCTGAACGCATCGACGGCGCTCTTGGCCGCTTCCGGCGTGGCCTTCCAAATCCAGTCGATCAGCTTCTGCTTGCTGCCGATGTAGTTGGTGATGTACTTGGGACGCTCTTCGTCGCGGGCGCGCGCAGCAAGACCGTCATGGGCCAGCAGCTCCGAAAGCTCGGCCTCGGTCTCGATCAGGAAGTTCAGCTTGTCGGCGTCAGTCGAAAACATGCGAACTCCAAAAGAAAAGGCCCCGAACAAGGGCCGTCGACTCGTCGTCGACAACCGCTCGTTCGGGGCCTCCGGTGCGTCCGGCCAGCCCTGGCCTGCTTTTCAATCTCTCAAAAACCGCCGATTGGACCGGTCGGTTCTCTTCGCAGTTCGAAGCATCGCATATCAGTGCGATTCGCTCAATCTGACCTTTTATCGGACTTTATGTCCGCGCGGCATTTCATGTTCCGATGACAGCAACGACCGTACAGCGACCTCCCGGATGTTCTTCAGGGACAGCGTCGATGGGGTAAACCTTTCCATCCCGTGGCGCGCACTCGGGGCAGGTGCGTTCGTCGTGGGCGGTGATCCACTTGACCTTCTTCACACCGACCTCCCGGTAGAACACCTTCCGCCCCTCGTTGTGGGCGCGCAGCGTTTCCGTCCTGGCGATCAGCGTGGCCCGCTGCTGCGCCGTCTTGAAAACCGTCTTCCCCGCCGTCTTGAAGGCGTCCGGGTCTTCGACAACACGCCCGATGTCTCGTGCGACCTCCGGGATGGACTTCCCCTGCAGCACGCCTTGCGTGATCGTCCGCTTGATCCCAGAGGCCAGTTCGGTTGATACGTCGCCCAGCAGTTGCAGTTCGTAGTTGGCCAGGAAGTCCACCGCCGCCCGGTCGATGGTCGAGAAGGTCCGGGTGATCATGGTCTTCCGTTGGATCTCGGAGAGGTCTTTGAAGTCTGGGGCCTGCATGGCTTCGAGTTGCCCGATCCCGTCGTCGATCCCCAGCTGCATCGACCCTTCCCCGTGTGCGCGCAGACCGACCTTCCAGTTCGCTCGCAACTCGACCGCGATCCCGTCGATCTCCTTCTCCATGTCTTTCAGGATCGCCAGGCGCATCTCCTGCCACGGCTTGAGCGCGGCCTGCTCTTCGAAACGTCTGATCTGCCGGGCCACATCATCGGAAGCCGCCTTAAGCGCCTTGTTCAGGTCGGCGGCGTGGGCGTCGGCGTAGCGGTCCCGGCGCTTGGCCGCCTCCAGGACCGCTTGCCGGATGCGTTTGGCTTGGTCGGTTTTAGCATCGGCGCGCATAGATTCTCTCCACGTCCTTGCGGGCCGACTCCTCGCGGGCCTTCTCCACCGGCTTCTTCAGCCCCAGGCGTTCCCGCGCCTCCTCGACCGTCAGTACTTCCAAGGCCACGAGTTGCGTCAGTTCCTGGACCGACCAGTTCGTGTCCACGGTGATCTCCTCGCCCTTGCGGCCTTCGTCTTCCACGTCAGGCGACAGCCCCATTTTCTGCTGCAAGGTGCTCTTGGAAATCAGGCCCCGGTCGTACAGGTCGAGCAGCAGCCGCTTCTGGTCCACCTCGCTGGTCAGGTCCAGGTCGGAAAACTGGTAGTGCAGGTCCTGCTCCTCGTAGCCCTTGCGCTCCTTCCACTCGTCGAACACCCAGTCCAAGAGCGTCCGCGCCGCCTCTTTGATCTCTTTCAACTGGACCACCATCTTCTGCATCGAGACCGAGGCCGTAGCGAAATTCGGGCCGTCGCCGGTGACGATGCTCCTGGCCATGCCCAAGGCCACGAGGATGTCTTCCTTGACCTCGCGGACCTTGCTTTCGGTATTCAGCGAGATGCCCTCGGCCCCGTAGGTTTCCGCTTTGACGAAGAAGGGCACGACCAGCCCGGCTTCCATATCCATGTGGTCCAACTCGTTGCGAATCTTCTCCAGCATCTTCTGGTCCGGCGTGATGATCCGCCCGCCGAAGGCCCCGCCGACCTGGATAAAACGCATGGGGGTGGTCCAGCGTTTGGCGATGGCCCGCTCGGCCCTGCGGTAGTCGCGCAGCAGTTCAATTGCCTCGAATCCGGGGAGCACCATGCTGTTGCCGCGCCGCTCAAACGGCGGGGCGTTCCAGCGCAGTTGGATCATCTGGTCGAGAGCCAGGGGAACCGGATCGAGCACCCCGCCTTCGGGCGAGACCGGATACTGGATGGCCTCGACCAGTTCGTCGATCTCGTAGCGCAGCTTGACCGAGACCGGGTTCACGCAGATCACCCGCTCAAGGTCGTCGCCCTTCTTCGCCCGGACGAAGTAACCGATGCCGTCGCCTTTGACGAGCAGCTGGGTGACCATGTCGCGCACGAAGTTGTTGAGGCCGAGCCGCCAGTACAGTTCCATCGCCTCGGTCTGCACGTCCTCGTCGTCGCAGCGGATCGTGATCTCGTCGCCCAGAGCGAAGGTGCGCCAGGCGTTGATCGCGTTGGCGACCAGCGGCTCCTCCTGGTAATACTCCCAGGCCTTGACCGCCCGCTCTTCCCAGGTCGCGGGAATCGCATCCTTGGCGACCAGCCCCTTGAAGGCGGTGCCGATCAGGGCCGCCGCCGCGCCGAGTTCAGGCTCAGATTTCTTCCCGGTAGCGCGAGGCGTTCTCTCGACGCGCTTGCTGCCTTGTGTCTGGTTCTTTCTCATCGTTTCCTCCCTCAGTAGAATTTTCTGGTCAGCCGCACCGGTGTGACATCAATCTTGATCTCGACCGGATCGTAGAGGTCGTTCCGCTCCTGGGCGCGGCGCAGCAGGGCGCAGCGCATGGCGTCGATGATGTGGTCGTTGCCCTTCGAGTAGACCACGCCCCGATCCGAGAGCGTGTAGGTCTGGGTGCAAAGCTGGTCTTCGATCTCGTGGTCGGCGTCGGGCAGTTTGATCTTCTTGCCGTTCAGCGCCTCGTTGATCAGCGCCGTCATCTGCTCCTTGACCCGCTTGGTGATCGGGCGTCCGTCCTTGTCCTCTCCGACCGTGAGCGAGCCGCCGAAGTCGTAACCCACCAGCCGCCCGGCGAAGGCGCGGTCCTGGTACTTATCCAGGCCAAGCAGCTCCTGCACGACCGACATGCCGTTGCCGCCTCGGTCCACGCCGATGCCCAGCGGTGCATACAGCCGGTCGATCAGGGCAATGACTTCGGTGATGACGGGGTAGGCGACGTGCTCGGCGTGAACACGCAAACGCAGGGTGAGAATGCCTGTGGCCGCCTCCTCCTCGAACAGCAGCAGTTCGGTCGGATCGCTGGTGTAGCCCAGGTCGCCGCCCAACCAGTACATCCCGTGGCCGTTGCCGAGGTCCAAGACCTGCTCGATGCGCTGCCGGATCGCCTCCTCACCCTCGCAGCCCTCCAGGTCCTCGCCTTTGATCGTCCGCTTCTTGTAGCCCTCGATTTCCGAAAGCGCTGCGATCACCTGAGCCGTGACGAAGGCCCCGTAGGACGGTTTGCCATGTTCACCCGCGACCTCGTGCTGCCAGCCTGGCGTGTCCCGCCCACCATAAAACTCCAGCAGGTCTTTCTCGCGGGCTTCGCTCCAGTCCGGCGCAGTCCAGGATGGCCAGTGGTACTTTGTCCACTCCTTGCTCTGGGTGATCCGGTAGTAGGTCGTATCTCTCAATCCATTCGGTGTGCTGTAGACCCGGAACACCCCGCCCGCGTTGAGACATTGCCGCAGGGCGTTCCACGCCTCGTCCGGCAGCCAGGCCGCCTCGTCCACGAAGAGGTAGTCCACGTGCAGGGAGCGGAAGGCGCTGCCGCGATCCCCGGCGGGCCGGAAGTACAGCTTGCTGCCGTTCGTGAATTCCACCTCAAAGTAAGGCTGGCGTTTGATCTTGAAGTTGCCCTTGGCGTTGCGGGCGAGCGAGGCGCGAAGGATGTCGCTGTGCTCGATCTGGAACTCGACCTCCTCGATGATCGTGTCGAGATGGCCCTGGTAGGGGGCGGCGACCAGCGCCGACTTCCCCGGATGCACGAAGGCGAACCACAGCGCCAGGGTGGAGAGATCGACCGTCTTGCCCACGGCGCGCCCGTCCATGTGGACCACACGCGGGGCGGGGCACTCCAAGTCCTGGGTCTGGTAGTCCCGATAGCGGCGCGCGCCGCCGTCCCGATTCAGGAGGAACGCTTCGCCCCAGCGCGCCGGGCTGCGGATGATCTCGTACAGCGCCGCCTCCT